ACGGTTGCTGAGCGAATGCTATACCAGGAAGTGCAACACTTCCATTAACAAACAAGATCGGAGCAGTAGGACCAAGTAAACCATCTCGCGTGAAGATGTTATTCATCTGCACCGCAAGATCAGATAGCGTAGTATTAGCCCAAACGCTCTCTATTATTGTACCATCAACGACGGGATTCCCAGCAGGTAACGTGTAATTTCCCGAACTGTCTCTAGGCATACTATACTCCTTGGAGAGAACGGCCCTTTGCGCAATTCTCGGATTTAGTTAGTAATTGCAAATTAGTATGCACATGCAATCCAGATACAATATAACCACAGAGTGGTATAATATGATCAACAGTTAAATCTGATAAAGCTGCAAGCTCATAAAATTCACGTATTTTATCAAGATCTGCCCAAGGAGGTGTTTGTTGTTTAAGTTCATATTTTGCTTTTGTGGCATTATGTCCCCCTAGATTTTTAACATCCCAAAGTGCTTTAGACATACTCGTACGCGCTAAACCTTCATCAGTTGCTCTATAAGCTAACATTGCAGCCTTTTTTACTTGTAAATTACAAGACCAGCATCTCATGCCATAAAAACCTGATGCTTTAGATTGAGGCTTTGCATTTATATTAAGCTGCTTTGCTTGTCCGCAATCTCGACAAATCTTTTTCATTTTTCTTCCTTGACCGCCGCACCACGTGCGCCAGTAAGCAGTGATTCCTTAAGCAACTCTTCACCTCGAGTAAGAGGTTTCCCAGTCATATCTTTAGCTTGAACACGTTTAACAAGTGCCATGAAACGATCTGGATCAAGAAGTGCTTCATCGATCTCTTTGAATGTAGATTTCTTAGCCCCACCAGATACAGCATTAAAAGCCGATCTAACTTTCCAAAGAGTAGGTGATGCGGTGCCAATTGATGCTGCCGCGAGCGCAGCAGAAATTAGATCTGTGCCTCTACCAAGATTAGGCGTAGCTGCCCCTTGACCAGTTCTAACAACATCTTGAGCATGAATATCTTGAGCAAGTTTCGTCGCGAGTACCTGTTCGTCCCCCTTCATGTGGGGTGCATATTTAGACAAAGCTTGCCGGAAAGGTTGAGATTCAAGCACAGGTATCATATTCTCATCTGTACCGTACATTTGTCGTGTCTTAGGTATACCTGACCGCATGAATGTACCTTCAAGCGCTTCCTGGGCCTGGCTAGGTTTATTAAGTGAAGTAAGTTCCTTCCAAGCAGTACGAGCTACATCTTCATAATGGGGGTTAAAATCTACGAGACCTCGGGATGGAGCGCCTCTTTCAAGAGCACCTAAAATAGGACTACCAGACATTACTGCTGTCGTACGGGGAAGTGACGATGGCGAAGCATGTTCAAGAGCTCGCATTACATCTTCAAGACCTTGTCTTGTTTTTACGCCGCTAGCAGTTTCGCTTGCCTTTAATTTCTCGCCACCAAGTGTACGTTCGAGGGCTTTATAAGTCCGTTGTTCAACAGGACCTGTCGATCCAGAGATGGCATTACGCACACCAGTAAATGCTTTACCAGCTAATTGTAGCGGCTTTGCTACAGCTGCCATAGTAGCAGCTGCGCCTGTACCATAAGCACCCCCTTCAACAGCATCGCCACCAGTAACAGCAGCTGACAATGCCCCTTCAGTTGCAGCCCTTCCTGCAGTACCGACATTAGCGACCCTACCACCATAAGATCCTACTTTAGCTAAAGCAGGAAGGGCTTTCGTTAGCAGCTTAGCACCACCGCCTACAACTCCACCAATTGGTGCAGTGGCTAAACCTTCACCAACAAGTCCACCTGCAGCACCGAAACCACCAAGACCTTTCTGGTATTCTTGTATTTGTTGTTGCTTTAGCTTATCTTCTTCATCGCCTAAACCAGTAAGATTCTTAGCACCATAATAGGTGTTAATCATCCCTGTGCCAACACCTTCTTGCAACTTCTGATACCAAGGCATTCCAGTACGTGGTGCTATAGGTGTCTGTGATGTAGGTACAGGTTCAGGTGGTCCCTGTAGTTGTTGCGATTGTGGGGGTGCAATTTCTGGCTGTGGTGGCGTAGGTTGCGGTTGTGCTGCTTGTCTTTGCATATCAGGAATGACATGAGTAGTCAGCATCCTGATAGCATTATTCTCGCTATCTGATTCTACGTTGATTGTCTCGCCTTGAGGCGACTTAAATTTGAAGATGGGCATGGTTAACCCTTAGACCATCCAGAGGGTAGTGTAGCTGGAACATCACTTGACCGACGTTTAGGCGGAGTACCAGTTGGTTGAAGCACTGGAGGAGCCGGATTTATAGCTGCAGGTGTCTGACCTGGTATAGCCTCAAAGCTTTCAGGCACTGGCTGGAATGCTTCACCAATTTGCGGATAACCAAGTTGGACTTGACGCTCACGTAGTTTATTATAGAAGATAGCTGTTAGCTTAGCTCGCATTGCCAAATTAGCCTGAATCGTAGCGGGTGACTGACCCTTAGTAATAGTAGCAGCTCGCCATGCAGCTTTTTCACCTTCATTTAGTGTAGCACCGAATTTGGCATGACGTTCAACCAATGCTACTTGATTTTCGTAGTCAGCCCACCAGTTAGCAGCTTCTTCCGATTCCTTACTAGCCCATGGATTCCACTTACCTGAGATAGCATCAACAAGACCTTCGACACCACCATATTCAGGTTTATAGGTAGTATAGGCATTAGCTGTACCTTGAGCTACGCTCTCAGCTTCGCTAAGATCTGTGGTGATACTATTAGGTACAGGTTTAACTTTAGCGCCTGATGCAGTGGCTTTAGCTTCTGCAGCACTAACCCGGCTTGTTGCTTGCTGCGTACTAATGACACGCTTGGTAGCATCGATTTGATCAGCAATGGCCTTTCTCTGGCTACGATCCTTGCCAGCTTCAGCAAACTTCAATTGCAACTCGGCGAGCCTTTGTGTGCCCTTTTGAGTCTCTAGTTCTGCGCGGGCTTGACGTGTTTCTGCAGATTCACCAGCCTTAAATCGACGCGCTTCTTCCCGGATTGGCTCTTGGATAATCTGATCTTCAAGATGCTTCTGTGCCAATGCTTTAGTGAGCGGATTCTGTAAACCTTTACCAGCCCAGGCAATTTGATCATCGGTAGTCGGTTCAACTTCACCAGTAAGTGGCCCCTCAACCCCTTCAGGTTGCGGTCCTTGCAATTGCAATGTCTTAGCCATTGGACGTTGGCCCATCCAACGTTGCTGTTCCTGACCCATTTCCTGTTCAAGTTCTTTTTGTTGATTTCCAGCCATGTATTCATTGACCCCACCCATTATCTGGTTGACTGCGGGGGCCAATTGCTGACTCCAATGTGGGGCTACGAAATGCCCACCAACCATTTCGCCTTTAGGCTGGGCTTGACCTTGAGAACGCAATGCCTGCGCTTGCGCAAGCATGCGCTTGAGTTGGTCTTGACGTGATTCGTAAGAGGTTACAGGCATAATTAACCCCTAGGCGGAGTACCACCAAGTTTACTTGTAAGCATGCCACCCAACGAAGCTCCTATTGGGCCACCGAATATACCGCCTGCTACAGTACCAGCCATACTTAGTAAACCACCTGTCTTATTAGCTTTAGCTGCTTGTTGAGCATTAAAAGCATCCATTTCAGCCTTATATTGTTTATCAGCAGCACCACTAATATCAGCAGCACCATATTGTGTACCTTGACTATAATTTTCAAATTGTGGATTCGTAGGATTAACACCTTGCATGAAAGCTTGAAGTTCCTGAAGGGGCAACTGTCGTTGCAGAAGCATTTCTTCAAGCCCGCGCGTCCGATCCTCTACAGAAGCATTTCGGAATGTACCTTGTTCATCAAGCTGTTGACCGCGTAGTTTGTTAGCAAACTCTGCTGCCATCCGGCTTTGATCGAATTGCTGACCTTGAACGTCTTTACCATAAAGTGCTTGCTTATACATTTCATCAGCAGATTGCTGACGTCCCTGTAGAGCCCGATTAAAGATATTACCATATTCACCTGCAGCACCAAGAAGAGCTTGCTGTTCAGCATCATTAGCTCGTTGATTTTGCAAATTCATTGCATTAGAAAGACCTTCATCACCTTCATTAAATCCTTGGGCTTTAAGCCTAGCAATCTCAGCAGCACGACCACTTTCTAGACCAGGCCGAAGCCGAGACATCATTGCATCTCTAACGCTCTCCACAGCACCAAATCCAGCATCCGGAAGATCACCCAAACTGCTAAAATCAAGCCCAGGAATCGCACCACCCGCTTGAAGATTTCCATATGCGCTTAGCTTAGAAGGATCAAGACCCTGAACATCACTCAAACCACTCATGTCAAAGGGTTTAGATACTGAATTCTGGACCCCTTGAATAAGGCCCATACCAGTATTACCCATTGCCTGCTGATATTGTACCTGCTGATCATAAAGTGCTTGCTGTTCAGGCGATAACTTTTCTGTTTGGCTAATGGTCTGGCCAGTTGTAGGATCAGTTTCAAACGTCAATGATCCATACGGATTATACTGGTTAATCCGATTCGCTGCAGTTTGCCGTTGAGCAGCAGCTTCATCAAGCTTTGCTTGCTCTTGGGCAATTGCCTTATAATCAGGTGGAGGCGGAGGTGCTGGTGCGCTTTTCTTTCCCATGACGATTCTCCAACCATTTACAATCTTCGCGCCGCATTATAAATACATGCAACGCACCATCTGGATGTGCATCTGGTATTACCAGTACTTCCTTAAAGCCCAAACGTCTATCTATATCTAATGCAGTAATACTACCAGATGCGACCTTACCAATCACTAACTTACAATTCCCTTGAACAAAAGGATATTCGAAAGCATACTTAATGAAATCATAGGTTAGCCAGCCCGGATTACCAGCCATATGCATTTCACAACATGTGCCATTCCAATTATCATAACCCACAACCCCAAGAAGTTGTCCATCCTTAACATTACCAATCGCACGAACATGTGGCGTTGGTACAAGTCCAACTCGTTCACACAACCATGCGACAAGCCATTCTTGGTCATCGCATTTGATCATTATTGCATGCCCCGTAAACGACCCAGCATAGCTGACAAACCACGCCCACCCGGAGGAGCTTGCGGTACTTGTGGTTGCGCACCCATAGTCTGTATTGGTGGCGCTGCCATTTGTGGGGGTGACTGATTCTTACCTCGGGCTTGGCCAGGAGGTTGCATCCCCGCCATTTGAGGAGGCGGTTGATTCTTACGACCGCCTTGTCCACCACCTCCTACAGGTGGCTGCATTTGTGGAGGCATGGCATTCTTACCGCCACCTGCAGGTGCTCGAGATGCAGCTTGCGCTGCATTCATAGATGCCATATTAGCCATTGCAGCTGGATCCATCCCAGAAGGAGGTGCCATACCTTGTGCCATAGGATTTGCACTCATTTGTGCTTGTCCACCAGACATCTGAGGGGGCGGCATATTCTTCATAATAACTCCTATAATGGACCACCAGACCTTATTGTAAAGTCTGTGCTTATCCAAGTAGATTCTGCTTCAGTAGATAAGCTCATTGACAGAGCTACGGCTGTACCCATACCTTCAGCTGATCTCCAATCACGCTGAACAGTCAAACCTCCAGACCACATATCTTCATGCCATTGAGCTTCGTTCCAATGTGCAAAAGGTGAAGGTACATTTGAACCATCAGCTTGTGGAAGAACATGCTGATCATAGTCGTAAGTCAAAACAGAATTATATCTAATTTTCTTTGTGCCTAAGAAATTAGGCCGATACAATCCCACTTGTTTTTGAGCTGTTTGCATACCAAAATTAGAATATGCTTGCTGTACTGAAGATAGAATATTTGTACCACCAGTACCGTCAATCTTAACACCATCTTGATCACCAGACCAAGCACGATATACAATACCATTGCCACCAAAAAAGGGATTATCGTCTAAACGAAGCCAGCATCGAGCATCCATACCGCTAAATGTACACCACGCTGTTGTTATTTGATTAGCTACTATCTGGCCATTACCGCCAGCATGTACAGTTGGTACGTTAATGATAAGAAGACTTATTCCAGGAAAGAATTCAATTTCCCAACCCTCAAAATCTTTTAGTTCATTTAGCAATTCACTAAGCAAAAATTGAATTTTTTGACTATATGCATTATTAGCCGATAAATTTACTTGTGTAGAGGTAACAACCGTTGCCATTGATACTACACCAGTAAGCGTAAGGAAATAAAGATCACCTGCCACATTAGCAAAAAATCTGCGACCTCGAGGGGGTTGACCTATAAAATACACGCCTACTAAGCGCCATGTATCAGGTGATACTGGATCTATCCCGGCATAAACAGCTGCTTCACCATTGGAAGATACAGCAACCAAATGATCATCAGATCCACTACCCGCGTCAACAGTCCAAGTAGCAAGAGCAGTAAGATATCCACCACGCTTAAAACTAGGACCAAAATTGAATGACTTCGCGACTCCATAATAAGAGTCAGGAGGTAAGTACCAACCTTTAGTAGAATTGGTTTCAACGCCCCAAACACGACGTTGATGAACAGTGGCCTGTACAATAGTAGCAGGATTAACACCAGCCCATGTATTAGCAGCTGTTCCATCACCAGCAATTAACCGTATAGTACCACTTGCAGTGTATACAATAGGGTTATCAGCCCCACTAAACATAAGAGTAAAAATACCAGCAGCATTTGCATAACCTACACTATACCAGAAATCTGTAGATAAACCAGTAAGTAATTGCACACCAGATCCAGGGGCTGTAACATCCCATAATTTCTTATTAGCAAATGCAAATAATTTTCTAACACCTGCAAATGACACCCAGGTGGACATTGATTCCACCAATCCACCAAGACCAATAGCATGTTCTTGATAACCTTTACGTATAGTACATCCATACGGTTGGGGAACTATATTAGATAAACGAATAGCGTCAGTTGGAGGCATAGCCGCCAAGTTATCATATATATTCAGTCCCCCCACAGGTGAGGGGACTGTCGTGATCTTAGCTGACATTTGAGGCATTATAGCCCTATTCCACTAGTATCCCAGGATCCATCTGGAATAGACCAAGGACCGACAAACAATGGCGGGAAAGACGGCGAAAGACTCAATATGGGCGCGCCTTTACTCTTACCAGTCATAGATTGAAGAACACGTAAGAAGTCAGCTCCAGCAGCTGTTGAATCGAAGCCCTTTAGATCATAGAACTTAACACGAAGCAGTTTCATTATCAACCATGGATGAAAAAGTACCTTATCACCATCAGATATAATCAATTCAGAAAGCGAATTATCAGCTCTTTGTACCCAGTATTTAACAACGTATTCCATTGCAATATTAACAGACGGCGTACTACCAGGTACAGGATGAAGATAAAACTTATCTTGATAGACCCTGTAGCGTGTACGTGGAGCAAGCGTACCAAGACCACCTTTTAACCAAGCCCACTCCTGGGGTGATTTAGGACCAAGAAGTGGCCAGTGATTCGTTCTATCCCATTGAGTTTGATCAGTGAAATAAAGCCAATCATCAGGTAAATCATATGCATCTTTTCCTGTAACTGTTGACCAAGTCCATTGCTTAATAAATTGTTCCCAAGTATAATAGGTAATCAGTTCATTGCCTGCACTATTTAGCAATGCAAGAAGCTGATTAGTTTGTATATCAGGATTAGCAACAATTGTTTCAGGACGAGGCAGGCCCAACTCTGCAGAGACCTGCTGAAGTATTCCCAGAGCGGACCAGTATTGCATATTAGCCCTTTATAATTAATGGGGGTGGTGCTTTGCCTTGTTGCTCCGTTTTTTGGGCAGCAAGAAGTTGTTCTACTTGTTGTTTAAGAACAGTAATTTCAACATCCCTTTTCTCAAGTTCTGCTTGCATCTTAGTGAAAGGAGCGGCGCCCTTGGCTGCTTCAAGAAACGCCGCGGCCTTTTGACGTAAGCCATGCATACCCATCATCTTGCTCGCAAGTGCATCGCTCATACCCCCGAGTTGCTCAAGTGTGAAGCAATTGACTGCCTTTAATTCAGCAATCTGGCCTACAGTAAGAAATGGAACTTGCTCGAGAGGCGTACCTTCAATGGCCTGTTCCATTTTCTTCTGGAATCGTTCCCAATGACTGGGAAAACGACGCTTATAGGCTTCATTAGCCCTAGTTACCATGGAGTCACGACTACCTGGTGTGATGATCTTAATCATCGGTACTTCTTTGAAGATCGGGCGACCTTCTTCATCTGACCTAGGCTTATCGTGTACTGCTTCCATGAAGAACTGAACATACAGACGCTTATCGTCTTCGTATTGATTGTTCTCATCATAAACAGCGCCGTCATATTCCATTGTAGGCATGGTGGTGCCTCCTTATTTAGGGCTTCTTAGGGGTAGCTACTTGATCAATAACTACCCAACGATAACCTACGCGCGGAATCCACACGAGGGCAACTACAGGACTATTACCAACTACTGGCGGAAGGGGCGGATAAATTGACCCAGGAGGGAGTGTAACAGGCGGTTCGCCAGGACCAGGTTTGTGAATAGGTACCCCAGGCCAAATCGGTTGCGTTGGCGTACCAGGAGGGGGTGCAGGCAAGTTAACAGGCCGATCAGGCGTGCCAACATTACCACCCGGAGGCAGGCCGTTACTAGGATACGGAGGATTTCCACCATCTACAGGTGGCCATTGACCATAGTCAGGATCTACAGGACCATGAGCACCATCTACGGGCGTGAGTACAACAAGTTTAGATTCAGGCATGATTAAATTCCTATGGTTGGAACAGATTCAAAAATGAAGCGAACATTACTCAATTGAACGTCATCAGCACCCCCTGTTACTTTGGTTGCCCGAACATCGTAGGTATAGTTAGCCGCGTCAGGAGTTGTAGTACCTGTACTAAATGAAGCTTGCACAAAATTACCTAGTCCCTGTCCACTGCACGTCGTACCTCCAGGGATATCCACGCCATTTCTAAAAAGCGAGAAAATAATCTCATCGCCTGTAGGAGCAGCGACGTCAGCATAAAAAGATACGCGGTTAACTGTCGTAGGCAATCCTTCAGCAAGACGTGTAATCGTACCAGCCATCGGTGTAGCTATGTAACTTTGTGTTTGAGCTAGAATAGTATTGTAAGTAATAACTTTAGGAGTTATACCGAGCGCAGGCAATGTCAATGAATCTACAGACATAATGCCGTAACCAGGTGAAAAAGTTTCAATTACATCTGTAAACATGCCTCGCATATCAGCAGCAGTAATATTACCCGTAACATTATCTGCAAATGTAATAGTAGCTTGCTCTAACAAGGCTAGGATAGTTTTGCGTGTCATGGTGCAGTAGGGCTATCAAAGCCATTATTAAAGGCCGAACTAAATGCAAATTCCCCGATAGGCATACCGCTTACTATTACAATAGATAAGCGGTTATTAGATCCAAATGGAAGTCCACAATACCAAAATGCAGGTTCATCAGTAGTTGCTTTAATTCTACCAGTAGCATCAGCTAATGGCGAACCAAGACCAGCTCCAACTTGATCACTACAAATATTACCGATATCTATATAGCCTAATCCGCTTAGAAATATTTCAGCATCAACAGCAGTAAGACATACCAACCCATCTTTAATAGGCGTACCGCCATTAAATTGGGTGCTGATATCAACGTCCTCGAGCGTACAACGAATACGCCCGAGGTCGTCAAATGTCATTAAGGTATGGTTAAGCATGACTACCTGAAAAGTCTATCCCTAGCCTTTTCTGCTGCAGTTTGCGGTGCAAAGAGCTCGTCTTCTGGTCTTGAGACTGTCGGTCCAAACAAAGAGTCAATCTCCGAGCTTGGTGTAGAAGCTCGTGCCTGTGCCTGAGCATCATCCTCAGCCAATGATGGAACAACAGAAGCAGCAGACGCAGGAGCAAAGACAGTATTACCGGTAATGAGAGCAACACCAGACCGGTTAACCCAGCCAGTTTCAACAACCGCGCCATTTGCAACTCCAGCAGCAGCGGTTACAGACTTAATCCTGAAACCAGTAAAGGCAGGACCAGCACCAGCATCACGCGAACCGCCATTTCCGGCTCCACCAATGCCGTGACCAAGGGTATAGGGAACATTAGTCATAGGCCCAGTAACAGCCGGCACACGTGTCTCCCTACCACCCCCAATATACATGAGAGTAGAATCACCAGCTGTACCGTCTGGTTTAGTAACACCAACTGTATAATCATCGTCAAAGTTCCCAGGAACAGCAGTAATCTGGCTTGCATCTAGAATCGGAGGCGAACCAAATCCAATACCTGTACTTAGCGCGCCCGTTGATGTGTTTCCACTAGCAGGCGTACCAGAAAGGCTAAAGTCTTTGTCATAGTCAAAAGGCGAGCCTTTTGGACCTGACAAGAGGTCGTAAATTACGAACAAACCAAGCGACGGATTCGCAAGGTTTTGAGCGTTCGTAGAACCAGGAAGTCCAGCAGGCATAATAATCTCCTTGAGGGGGCCAGATTTCTCTGGCCCCGGACCATTACTCGTTCATCACCCCTTGGAACTGCGCACCTGACATAGTCAGGTTGCCAGCCCAAGCCAAGATCTGCACGGCCGCATCTTGGTTGATCGAGTAGCGCTGACCCGGCGACAGAGGAACCATATTGCGATCACGGTGGGGGCGGTAATGGATGTACTTCGTATTAAGGAAGTACGCCACACTAGCAGGCATGAAGCCACCAATACCACCATCAAGTACCACGTCAGCATCCATGAACTTGATGGTGACAAAGCCTAGCTTAGCAGTCTCGGTATCACTGAAACGTTGGATATTCTGCAGGGACGCCATATAGAAGCCCCAGTAGTTATTATCCACCACAATCAGATCAGGCCGGTCATTGCCACGCACAAGCTTAGCCCAGAGCCTGTTCCAATAGCTCTGGATATTAGCAGCAGTCGTTGCACCAGGACCATCAGTAGACGCATCAAAAGTCTGATTACGCCAGAAAGTCCAAGTACCACGATCAATGCCACCGACGATCCCTGTTGCAGGTGCTTGTGACACCTGTTTTAGCAGACCATCAACTTGCTTACCACCAGCTGCAGTACCATCACTGTAGATACCTTGCGCGAGGATGTTCGCCATCGAACTCTCACCCACATTAACCCGAGCCTCTAGCAGATCGATGATCTGTTCCTTGCCACTATTCATCAATTGGTCAAGACCACTGATGGTAACAGGACAAGCTGCTTGCTTAATGTCATACTGAGCAGCACTGATTACATCCTGTGCCGCAACCGGCAACAGATCATAACCAGAATACCATCCAGCATTTCCATTAGCCTGGAAGCTCAATTCTTGCAAGATTACATTACCACCACCAAATGGCTTGATGTTGCCTTTTTGCTTAAGGCGCATCAAAAGCGCATTATTCTTGGTAACGTTATCTGCAATTTGTCCAGTCCGAGACTGTATGGTTGTAGCGATGATATCGCTAATTGCACTATTGGCAAATGCCATCACTTTCTCCTAAGAAGGGGGCGGAACCGGCTCGCGTGCTTTTATTTCAGCACCAGCCGATCGTGTACGAGGTTGCTCAGGATCATTCCGTGCTATACGAAGAGTGGGTACAACCTTATTAATTCGCTCAAGAAGTTGGAAGCCTAGCAATCGTTTGATTATTCTAAGCATTACCGACCTCCTTCAATTTGGTTGAACGCTGCTTCAATTGTCTCACGTAATGATGCATCTTGATTAAGTCCTGTTACAGGTGCATTACCAGGTGCGCCATTAATAGAAGCAGATGCATTCAACGCCCGTTGAGCCTTGTTATTTTGTTGCAAGGCATTCTGACGTTGTTGTGCATTCTGTTGCTGCATGACTGCTTGGGCACCCCACTCAGGGTTCATCGCTACTGCACGTGCATATGCTTGTTCCGGTGTCAAGTAAATGGCACGTTTGGCATTCATCTCGATAATGTCTGCCATGTCTTCTTTCACATTCTGGAAATGTGGATACTTTGTAGTATCGGCTTCCATCTGATCTATAACAGTGGTGGCGTCTTGCTGGATTCGTTGCTCTTGCTGCCGGGCAATCTGTTGCTGGTTCGTCAAGAAAGCTTGGAGAGGACTAAGTCGTTCAGCCAGCATAGTTTCAAGTTGAGACTTTACTGGATCAGCAGGGGCTTGTCCGGCCAATGCATTATCTAGTTCACGGATATCAACACCGTATTCCTTGATCAATTGTGCCATATAATGCGCACGTTGAACTGGAGGAGCTGTGGTGAGGATATGATCCGCCTTAAACAGTTCATGCACTGCTTGTAATGGCGTGTAACCTACAGATTGAAGCCGAGCTTCGAATGGCCTAACGATTTCACTAAACTGTTTAACACCTTCTCTGATAAAGTTAGTTTCACCAAAGACTTTTGCAACTTCTTTCTCGCGACGTGATACTTCCGCCCTCACATCAGGCGGAAGGGTAGCCCAAGCCTTTTGAGCAGCGGGCTTCCAGGCCTTAGGAGCCTGTTCCAGTTGTGTAGGAACAGGTTCTACAGGATCTTTCTTCGGTGGGGGAGCTGCCTCGATAGGAGGCTTGACTTCCTCACCTTCTTGAGGGGGTGCCGG